TAGGTCTTTACCATTGTTCAGGATTTCTTGAGCTTTAAGAGAGTATTCCTGACCTCTTGCTTTACCCTTCTGAAGTTCATAACCTTTTAGGTAAGAGCTTCCTGCATCTTCTTCAGGTTCCCCACCCGCAAGGGACTGGTTCTCTCCTGTGGTAAACTGTGCATTGTCATAAGCACTTATACCCTGAATAACAGGCTGTGCAGAAGCCCCTATAAGCTGTGCAAAGCGTTCAGCTTTAACCGAAGCCCTTGGAGCAACATAAGTATCTCTAGGGTTGGCGACTACTTTCAGGTCAGGTGTGCTGTATCGAAAGCTGTCTTTCTCTTCTATAGGCTTGTGTTTATATGGTTTGATAGGCATTAGTTACCCCTCTATTCCTAACTTAGGCTTATCTTTAATTGAAGACGATTTTAGATTTGAACCGGCAGCATAACCAGAAGCAGCCCCAACAGTCCCGGCAAGCGCTATACTTCCTAAAGTAGCAGCAGGACCAGTGTAAGAAGCGTTGGCCTGTGCCCCAAGGCCCTCTGCCTGTGTAATATAGGCTTCTTGGTTGTAAACAGATTGTTCAATGTTGTTCTGCCTATTCTGCTCTACCATAGAGACATCATATCCATAATTCTGCCAAGCATCTATATCCTGTCTTAAAGACGAAACAGAACCAAAGACACCGGCCTCACCCGCTGACACCCTAACCTTGGCCTGTTCTCTCATGGCCTGTCTTCTAAGGTTGGCTTTTTCAGCTTGTGACTTTTTATTGATCTGTCTTTGACGCTCCTGCTCTTGTTCTAACTGCTGTTCCAGATTAGCTTCCGCAACTTCAGCTTGACTTTTAGCTTGTCTGTTTGCTGTAGTTATCTGCATAGCTGTTGAAGTAATAGCAGAAATCAAAGCTACTATACCAAAGATAATACCCATTTAGTTACCTCTCTTTTAGAACATAATGATACACAAGGTTAGGGTTGTAGCAGCTTATGTGCTGAAGAGTCGTAACCCTAAAGCCTAGCCACTGTACGAATTTATGAGCCTCTTTAGGACACCAATTAACCAAGATAGGGTGGGACTCCTGCATCTTTGCAATCATCTTTTTAGTGCACCTTCCAAACTCCAAAGGATACTTGCAAGCTTGGGGAGAACAGAGAAGCCAAGGAACACCTACGTTACGATAATGATGCACCAAGCCATAGAGGGCATAAATACTATCCCGCTGATCCTTCCTCACTACTTTGTTGACCCATAGACTTTTCTGGAAAGTAGAAAGAAGGTGTTCGCCCTCTACCTTCTCTTTACCATACATGCCAAACAGAGTGTGCCTGTCCCCATCACAAAGGGGCAGCTTTAGAACGTCTTCCGCATCTCTCTCTTTATCACAAGCAACATGCTCAAACGCGCTTTCCTTATGCCTCATTACATCACCTGTCCTCTGGTATGAAAGAACACCTCCATACTAGCAGACTGAAAAGCTGCCGGTAGATATGAAGGGCATTTGATTGTGATATTTACCTTTTGATTGTTAGCCATGACCATAAAACGTATCTCACTAGAAGTGAGGAGCGCCTTGTCCAACACTGCACCCCCTAGCTGAATACCTGTATAAGACCTTACAAGAGGATTGGGATATCCTTCAGACTGGACTTCAACATCAAAAGCCCCTGTGTTAGTGAAGGCCAAGACGAAAGACCGTATCTGGTATTTGGCATCAGTGATAGCAATATTGTCTTTCCCTTTAAGATAAAACTTACTCAAGGTAAACTGCCCTGTATAGTTTTCACCTAAGACCATAGAGATTGAAGAAGTATCTTCAGGGACTCTCCACTGGTTTCCTATCACCTCTACCTCGGCTACCTCCATACGGTTTGACGAGTTCACTAGTGAACCTTTTCCAAATTCCAGAGGATAGGGAGCAGTGTAAACTGTGTAACCATTTTCGGAGTCATACACACCCTCAAGGACTACCTGTTTATCTAGGAGTATCTTAGAAGCACTCACATCGCTTGAAGTTACATCCATCTCCATTATAGCAGTGTACCAAAGACCACCGTCAGTACGAAACAAGAAATAAAGAGAAGTGCCAATAGTTATGAAGGCGATAGGTTCATCACTAAAGGTCCACTTACCCCATGCACTTTGAACCTTTTCATTCCCATTCCAATAAAACTTATAGAGATAGAGGGTTTTAGGAGAAGCCGAGGACTTGATAAACAACGTATCCAAGACAACACAGGACTGCATAAACAACTTCCCATTAGGAATATAGTTAGGACAATGGGCGGTCACGTCTGCTGCTTCTGTTGAAAGCGTATCTGAATTAACAAAATACTCTAAAAGAGAAATATACTTATTCTTAGGGGAAGGAAAATAAACATTTGCCCCCATCAAAAGAGGGTTGAAAGCGCTTGCCACCCTGTAAGAAGTCGTAGGCGTTAGCGTGGCTGTTTCAGGGGATAGTGCTTCATCGGCTGTTGTCAGAATAAACTGTTCCTCTTTACCGAAGAGGACAAGAGCGGTAGAAAGACAGGCTGCCTCCACAAGATCACATACCTTGTTTGAGACATCTACACTAAGGTCGATAGGATCGGTTTCAAGCACTTCCAAAGCAGTATCAGGAAAGAAGTCAAAAAATTCAGAAAACTTAGACATACATACAGACTGTTTGGTAATGAAGCAGAGCCTTGTCTTGTAATAGAAAAGGTTCTTGATAGGAGTGCCTATAAAAGAAGGTGTCACATTTGTGTCGTTATCTCCTATTTTTAATGTCTCCCATAAACAGGGTGCAAAGGTGAATTGATTTACACCAGTTCTTACCAAGCGGTGAGGCATCGTAGAGGCATTGAGGGTAGTGTGTATCCCAGGGCGCATAGCTTCTCTATAGACTTTATCACTGTGATACTTAAGGTAATAGCCTATATAGTTCTTCTTTTCATCCCCCTGTATTTTATAGATACCACCTACTGTAGGTGTTCCATATTTTTCATCTCCATTCAGGGTGGGAAGTTCATTAAAAGTCTGTACGGTTTTAACAATATCTCCGCCTGAAAGGGTACTATTAAATGCAGGAACAACCTGATTATTGGTAATGAAAGTATAGTCGGCTACGGTACACGCCTTATACCTATTAACGGGGGTTCTTGATCCCGTTGTAAGATAATTTTTTACAGTATTATCTGAAGTGAAGACAAGTGCACTGTCCAGTGTCCCGTAGCGCACTTCACACATGACCCCTTCAAGAGTGAATATCTTGATAGGGCTTGTTGTGTCTGAAGTTATGAGAACGTAATAATGCTCGGACTCGTCCCTAGAATAGATATGGACAAAATCAGAAGATGCTGAAAACTCCCCAGGAGTATTAGAACAACTCTCTAAAAAGTGTGTCCCAGGTCTTTTATACATTCCATCAACAATAGAGCAAGCCATGTTTACCTGATCCTCTATCTGTGTATCGAGGCGTAAACTTGCTGGCTGCTGTGATACTCCATTATAGAACCCAGGGATTGTTTTAGTGATTAAGCCCATTAGCGCCACCTATTCCTATAATAGAGAGCGCGCGCCACGGCGGGGTTTGCGAGCATCGTGGCATCCTTATTCCTCTCTTCCATACCTTTGAAAAGGATACGTGCCTCGTTGACTTCGGCTCTTGCCATTTTATCCAAGGTATCGGAACCTACATAGTCCTTTTGAAAAGACCTCTTAGCTAGGGCGGTTACATATACCTGAACATGATTGGGAAGGTCATTGAAAGGCAGAAAAAACACAATATCAACACAAGCATCACTTTGGAAAATATAGGTGTGCTTTTCTTTATCATAAAGAAGACCTCCTCTAATTACATAGTCTTCGCTAGAGTTTACAGCATCTACATTCAAGGTATTAGAGGGAACCTGAATGTTGCCTTCTTCATTCCTTGTAAGAGTGTAGTTAGTTTCATGGTTACAGTTTAGCCCTAATGACTGGACATTACGGGATTCTCTTAAAAGGACACTCTTAGCCACGGTAGCTAATGTGACTACCTCTGCTTCTGCTAAGGTATTTACAGGAAGCTCTCCTATAGCTGAAAGCATAGCATTGATAGCGTCCAGTTCGGTCATACGCATCTGGTCACTCATTTCACCCTCCTGATATAAATTGAAAAAAAAGGACACAAGGATTTCTCCCTGTGTCCTTCGTAATAGGTTAGAATGTTAATACTTTACAGGAGCGCCTGTACGCAACTCTACTGCACATTCAGGCCGAAGAGCGCCATGCCCCATAGCATAACGAGCCACCATCAGTGTACCCTGTCTGCGGATATCCCATTCAGACTGAAGGGAGAGGTCCATGAGCTTTACAGTACCGACAGCATCAGGATACCAAGCCACTCCCTTAGTGGTGGTCCCGTTGACGGCATGGAAAGTCAGAGAAGACCCGTCAGCAAAGGGCAGATTGGGCGTGGGAACAATGTTGATACCGGCTACGCGAGGCAGGGTAGCTTCAGAGATAGAACCCTTACCATCAATGTTCTTATCAATCAGGGAGAACCCATTGGCGCTCATCTGACGGATAAGGAAGTAATAGTCGGCGGGTTTCAGGGCCAGATAGCGCTGTTCTTTAGGAACCCACTTGTTATCAAAGTTTTCAGCCACCTGATAGATAGCGTCAACCCACGCCTTAAACCTGTCAGTGTCGGTGGCACTTCCAAGGTTGGCATCAGTGATCACCAGCCCACCATCACCGTCAGTGAGGGGGGAGTCAGCACGAGCAGCCAGCATGAGTTCACGATATACGTTCTGATCGAAGGTCACTGCAAGACGTTCACCCATCTGCTGTGCATAACGGGAGCGTACATCATAGTGATTCAAGGCATCGTCGATATCGGGGATAAAGACGTGGGAGAGAAGCAGACCATCAATATTGATGACCTGTTCTGCATGATTAGCTACCTGACCAGTGAGCTCCGTACCGGGGACATGATACTCACCGTCAGGCATCCTTCCCATGAGGGGAAACTGCTTATTGTGTTAGCTCCGATTGCTCGGAGTGTCGGACTATCCCTTCCACCCATTCAGCAGCTTTATGGATAACTGCCGGGTCGTCGCGTAAACCTCCAATAGCCAGATTACACTTAGAACAAAGGAGACCTCTTATCTCTCCTGTAGTGTGATCATGGTCTACACAAAAGGCTTTATACCGTTTGGAATGTAGGCGTTTCCCACATATCCCACAACGACCTCTCTGCTTTTTATATAGCTTCCAGTATATTTCATCAGTAACACCTAGAGTTTTTTCTCTAAGCTGACTGATCCTGCAAGCTTTACATGTAGAGTCCAATCTTCCAGTCTTCTTATCCTTTTTATAGAAGTCTTTTGGACTCTTCGCTTTACCGCATATTTTGCAGATTATTAGGGTTGATCCGTGTCTAGTCTCTACACCTTCGTGCGTCTTGCACTGTCTTGGCTCGGGATTGTCCCTGTGGGAGTTCCCCGAATTTACGGATAGTTTAGAGTCGGCCCAGTTTCTCATGGGAGGGTTAAGCCGACTTACCATGGTCAATGGTACGAACATAATGCTTGTCAAGAATTGTGGTGGACTGTTCAAAAGCGGTCATTACCTCACCGGCAAAGACCTTGAGCATAAGCGCTCTGTCCTGTTCCAAAGTACCCGTAGTCTGGTTGATAGAGCCGATACGAGTAGGGGTAGAATTAGCCAAATTTTTCTCCTTTGTGTTTGAGTTAGGTTATACGTTAGTGATTGATTAAAGGCGCGAAGAACGGGCTAGTTTGGTTCGTACCTGGGACTGAAAAGCTGTGTCTGTCTTATACTCTGGACGTGCCATGTCTCTCTTGACTTCTGCCCAAGAGCTATAAGCCCCCTGAAAACTGTTGGGGACTCCTTCTGTGTTCCCTGAAAGCAACTGGATTTCATGGGAAGTGTTGGCCTGTGTAAAGCGTGAATATAGGCCCTGTACTGCGAGTTTAGCTAAGGCAGGATTGCTAGAATAGACTGCATCATTGAAGGTCTTCTTCTCTTCAGGGGTGAGGGATTCTTTAGCCCACTGCTGCATCGCCTGATAGCTTTCTCTACCTCCTGTCATGTCAAAGATTTCTGTTGTAATCTTCTCACTTTCCTGCTGCTGTAATGTCTGCTGTGCCTTGACACCCGCAAGATAATCCTGAACAACATTTTCAGGAATACCTTTAGCTACAATACTTTTGATACTTTTTTCAGAAAGGCTACCATTTTCCTGAAACTCTGCAAAATACCCTGCCCAATCCGTTTCAGAAAAGTTTCCTCCTTCTTCTTGAGAAAGTTTTCCATCATCGTCACCTTCTCCTTTGTTTTGTTCATCATCTCCCTTTTCCTCTTTTTCTTCGGGAACACGCAAACCATCTGCTTCCTCTGCCTTAACTTCTTCTTTGGGGAGTTCACTAGTGGACTTTTCAATACCATCCACCTTAGTGCTCATCTCCTGATTATGTTGTTCAACTTCTTCAAGAGATTTACCACCCCCTTGAAGAGGTGTCACATTCACTACATCAGCCATTTATCCTTCTCCTTTACTGTGACTGGGGCTGCTGCTGTGCCATCACCTGTTCAGTGATCTGCGGGGCAAGCTGCTGTGCCATTTGCATTTGTTGGGCCTGTGCTTGTTCTTGTGCAAGCTGTTCTTCAGTCTTGATAATTCCTTTGCACACCAGCCCAAGGTTGGTT